AAATAAATTTAAGCACCAGTAGCCAAGTTGGTTAAGGCCCCGAACTCATAATTCGGTTATCATAGGTTCAAGTCCTATCTGGTGTACTAATGGGGATTAACTCAGTTGGTAGAGTGGCGAACTGTTAATTCGCAAGTCGCAGGATCGAGGCCTGCATCCCCAGCAATGTCTCCATGGTCTAGTGGCCTAGGACTCCACCCTTTCACGGTGGCAACACGGGTTCGAATCCCGTTGGAGATACTAAACCTCTGTAGTTCAGTGGACAGAACGATGGACTTCTAAGCCATGCGTCGCAAGTTCGATTCTTGCCAGGGGTACTTTACTTTTTAGGATGTTTTGGTTCGTATGGTTCAATCTTAGATTTAATACGACCATCTTTATATAGTCTTACAATCCAACCATCTTTAATTTGCATTGGATTAAATGCATGTGCTTTTTTCTTTGGCATTATAATGTGTGTCTTTCTGTTTGATTTCTTGTATAATCTTTTCCAAAGTCAGCAAACAAGGCTTTATCTTTTTCACGATTAACAATCCCTCTTGACCAAGAAAACCCTGCATCTCCACCCCACGCTAACCACATAATGTAGCCATTAGATGGGTTTGCTGAGTTGCCCCAGTCCTTACCCTTCTTATCTACTTCATGGCGTGAGAAATATGAGTACATTCTCTTGACAGTACTAAGAGAGATTGTTTCTCCTCTTGCTAACTGCCCTGCACGAGTCCAACCTACAGATGTTCCAGCACCATTAGCCTTACCATCTTCCTTAAACTTAATTGCTCTGCGAGCAGCAGATCGTGCTCCAGCAGGTGGTGAGTATCCATCAGCCTTTGAAACCGTGTCTGTATCATACTCAACAGTATCATCATCTTCAAATAGATCATCTGCTTTTGCAGCAGGAACACAATTAGGAACTGGTTTTCCATTATCTCCTGGCTTCATGCCACGCTGTACATAACCTTCCCAGCATGGATCAGCCTTTCCAATTGATGAGTCATACATGGCCATAGAAACCTCTGAATCGGTGTTTGGAGAGCATACAGGACAGTCTGGGCAGTCTACATTAAGTTCTTTGCAAGTCTCACATTCGCAACCCTGATATGTGCTTGTAGGCATCATTGAATCATCTATCATTAGATTAGTATACCATATACTTAAAAATCAACTGGCTCCAGCATAGACTCATCAACATCACAGACTAAATTAATAACAATAGAAAACCTAAAATCTGCTTCATTTGGAAACTCCCAGTTATGGAAAATATCACCATCAAAAAATAAGGCATACCCAGCCTTTGGGGTAAATGACTTATATAATTCTAGGCTATCCCCATCTACATGTTCTCCAGTATACTTCTTGCTATAAAAATTTGTGCTTCCATCGGCATCGTTAGCATAATAAACAAGGTTATAGTTTTTAACAACTCTTCTTAGATCTACATGGGGTTCCATTGGCCTTGGATCATTTGTCTTGCAGGTTAAGTTTGCCCTGCCTCTCAAAATCTTGTGAACAGTCACATTGTTTTTAGCAGCAAACCTTTCTATAATATAGTCCACAATATCTTTATCCAAAGGCTCATTAACTAAGATTCCCTTGTCAGAATACTTACTTCCAGTCAAGCCAACAATTCCATCTTTTGCAGCGTTAGGACGCACAAAAAGATATGGTAAACCCTGTATCTTATTTTTTAAGTAAACAACTTCTTCTGGTGTTAAAAAATTATTGGTATATTTATACATACTTTATTATATCATGACTGACCATTAAGCCTATTGTGAGTTCTAATCCTATGACAGTTAGCACACACTACTTCACATTTTTCGATCTCTTTCTTTATAGACTTCCAAGAAAAACCATCATGAATCATTCTTGACACATTATATTTCTTATCTCTTATATGGTCAAAATCTAAGATAATATGATTATTGATTCCACAATCTACACAGCCAGAATCTTCTTTTATCTTAGCAAGTTTTCTTTTATACTCTTGCTTATTATAGATATCTAACTCTTTGTCAGTCATTGCTTCTATTATACCCTGCAATATTAGGGCCCCACACAGGCAATTCACCTGACTTGCGCCACGGTCTCTATCCAATGGGTAACTAATCCATCACTAAGGTCCTGTGTGGGACAATTATATTGTAGCATAGGAAATGAGCAGTTTATAGACTTGCTCAGGTCCCCCAAGTTGCGATCTTGGGCTTATCCGTACTCAGCAATAGGGTTGCTAAAAGCAACTGCATGTATCATGACGGAATAGTATCTATTATACTACTTAATTTTAATAGATTTAGGCTTCTTTTCTTCAGGAACAATACGAACTACATGAACATGTAACATGCCGTCCTTCAGTTCTGCAGATGTTACTTCCATATATTCTCCAAGGGCAAAAGATCTTACGAACTTTCTTCCTGCAATACCCTTGTGGACTACCTCTGCATCTGTTACTTCTACAATTTCACCCTTGATAATAAGCGTTCCATTGTCTACTGATACATCAATGTCTTCCTTAGAAAATCCAGCAATAGCCAGAGAAATCTGATATGTATCTTCATCTAGTTTAAGAAGATCGTACGGAGGATATGACTGTGAGTTTGTTTTATATGCTGTGTTTAATCGGCCTAACTCTCTGTTAAAGCCAATAAAAAAGGGATCATTGAATAGATCCATAGTTAGTTTGTTTACCATTTTATTCCCCTTTCAAGCGAATAAGTTAATTTACCCCCCATTTGGGCAGGTATATATATTATATCATAGGTTGTGATACAATGTAAAGTATGCACTCAAAAGACATACTATTAAATGGAATGTTTAGATCTGCCAATACATATCTGGCGTTTGCCTTTCTTGAAGCAGTCGAAAATAACATTTCTGATGAATTTGACTTTAATACAAAATGGAATCTTCAGAACCACACTCATAGTTCTGCACTACTTAAACTAAAAGATCCAGACAATGAAACAGTACATTTTGTAATATTTAGGAACCCAGAACAACTTATTCCTAGTTTTTTTATGTTTCACTATTCTAGTGAAGAAATTAAAAATCTTAGTGACCACGAGTTAGAATCAAAAATAAGAAATGCGTGTGCCGAATATCACAAGTATTTAAAAAATCAAATAAAGTATGGCTATGCAGAGGTTATTTTATTTGATGATATCATTAATAATATAGACAGTGTGCTTGAAAGAATACTAAAGGCTATAGACTTAGAGTATGTAAATAAAATAGACACAAAAAAAGTAAAAGCAAATCTTTTAAAAATAGATGAACAAAGATATAGAGATCCAGAAAATTTTTATAGAAACTATCATTTACCAAGAGAAGAAAAGTATCCAGAATTAAAAAATAGAGTACTAACGAAATTTAAAAAAATGCCAGAGTTTTACCTTCTTATGAATGAATATAAAGAAATAGAAAAGGGAGCCAAAAAATTGACCCCCTTAACTATATCTAACTGATTACTCTGGTCTTGCTGCGCCTCTTGGGACTTTTCTTGCTGCTGCTTTCTTAGCAGGAGCCTTCTTTGCAGCCTTGTTAACCACCTTAGCGGTCTTAAGTGCTACATCAACCTCATCTACTGAAGGCATCTTTCCAAACGCCTTGTCATTAGGGTTGGCTGCTCTCAATGCTACGGGGATTAATGCTCCAAGTAGTGAGTACGCTAGTGTCTTTGGATCAGTTACACCAGATGCATACATTGCTGTTGCTGCTCCAAGTACTGATCGTCCATATGACGCTAGTGCTGCTTTAATTTGTTCATTCATTTTTATTCCTCCTAGGATATAAATCGTGTTAGTATTGTGAAACCAATCCATAGACCAATAATTCCTGCGACTCCCGCAAAAACTGGTGGTGCTGGTACTGGTAATTTGAATGCAGCAAACACGATGCCACACCCAAAACCTGTTAGTGTTGATAAAAGAACATCTTTCATTTTTCTTCCTCTGGTAACATTAGTATAAGTTTATCATATGCATTAGTTATTCTTTGAATTAGTCCATCTGTTGGTAGATCCATTACGCTGCCAAACTCCCTGAAGTACTCTATTTCAGGCCCTGCAGCCTCTTTAAACTCCTGAATAGCCACTTGAACATCATCTATATAGTCAAATGCCCATTCTCTAGACTCAGAAATAAATTTCATAAATCCTTCTGTATTCTCTATTGGCTTTATCTCATTGCTTAAAGCCTTTTTGACACCCTGCTCTAGTAGGGCAGCCCTAAGAGAAAACTCTGCAAGATCATTCCTCAATGTTATTAGTCTTGCTCCTAGAACGGCAGATAGCAAAACAAAAAAAATAATAATTGATATTAATATTAAATTTAATATCATTCCTTACCACCTTCCCTAACTAATAAAACAATTGCCCCAGTATCTTCTAAGGCTTTCTTGGCTCTGACCATATACTCAACTGCACGAACCTTGTCTTCTCCAGTAAGCAACATAAAATCTTTTTCACTCGCTCTTAATGTTAAAAAGTGATCGTTGTCAATGACATCTAGTTTAAAGTTAGCAGGAGAAAAATGAGATACGGACTTAAAGGCTCTTCTATTTTGATCTGTATACATCTAGTTCTCCATAGTCAAATACTTCCATGTATTTGCCCAATCATTTCTATTCTTATGCTTACTGAATTCTTTGGAGAGTTCTCCATTTTCTAAATAGATTCCTCCCCAAATTCCCCACTCTTTTTGAGATACCCCAACTGCAAAACAAGTTTTGGAGACTGGACATTGAGAACAGAGTTTGTCAATCGCTGGCCTTAGTAACTCATCTTCCTCATACTTGTCAAAGAATAGGTTAGTATCATATTCTAAGCAAGCAGCATCATCTTTCCAGTCATTCTTCATGTTTTATTTTGTAAACCTATCTGGTATATTCCAACCATCTCTTGTTGGAGCAAACTGCTTTTGCAAATACCACTTGCCATTTACATATACTCCATGCTTTGATGTTTGTGCTAAGTCAGATCTAGTCAAATGTGTAACTGTCCAACCAGACCAAACCAAATCTTTGTTTGATGATACAATCTTTTCCATTTTTTCTAATGTTTTTACAATCATTTTATCTCCTTAGTATTTAAAAATTCCGACTTCGATGTTATTTGTTTTTGCAATTTCAACCAGTTTTGATGGTTGCTCACTTGCAGATGTAAAGTATGCAATGTAATTAAAATCATTGATATTATCGCTAATCCATGATGGTGCTACCTTGTAAACTTTTATTTTTTTACCACGAGATTTTAGTCCACGCTCTGACAGGTTTACAAATTCAGAAACCATATCATTTACATTTCCTGGTCCTGCAGAGTAAATATCAAAGTTTAAGTCTGCTGGATTAATCATAGACATTGCTACAGCCATGCCACGCAACAGAACATTGTAGTCTTTAAAACTATTAGTCCCCTGAATCCCCACTATCATTTGATAGCCCCTCTCTTAGTTTGTCCATTATAAACAGCATCTTATCTAATTGTACCTTATCCATGCCTATTGTGTCAACTACTCTTGATCCTTCTTTGTTAATCCCCTGATCATTTATTTCTGCCTCATAGAATTTGTTATCTTTGATCCAGTATGCCATTCCGTCTAGAACAATAACACGAACATTTGTCTTTTTTTCATACTCATAGGACTGTGTTTTTTTATTCTCTACCCTGAATATTTCTTCTGGAAGCAAAGGCTTTATCATTTCGTGTAGTGCGCTTTGTGTAAAGTTATATCTTTTTGGTTCTTCTGAAATATTAAAAAGTCTTTCAAAATATTTCATGGCAAAATAAAGTATTACTGTGGCTGTGACAGCACCAATAAGAAAATCCATATCTATCTCCTATGGTTTAGCATAACTCTAATTATTTCTTTTAGAGTATACTGTTTTTGTTTATCTAGTTTCATTACTTCTTTTTCATCTAATGCCTTCTTTGTTAAAGAAACCATAGGATTTTTTTCTGTAACATCCATTTCAATAAAACCATTTTCCCAAAGACCAGATATTTCTGTTGAGAAATATGTAGAAAATTCATTGTGAAGTTTAGGATTAATATCTTTTAGTTTGTCTGTAAAGTTATACAGCATTTCTCCAGTGTCAATGTCTACACCAGCAACTTCTAGTGCACCACTTAAAATTAAATCCTCAAAGATTCTATCTTCATCCATTTAGTTTCCAAACCATAGTCATTGGACCTTTATCTATTAGCCTAAACATGTGATCATTGTATTGATTGACTAACTTTTTATATATATCTGGATTAACTTCTCTGAGTTTATCAGTTATCTTATAAAGCATTTGCCCATCCTCATCAATACTATGAATCTTAATTGCGCCTTGGTCTACTAAGTGATCAACCATTGCACTTGTTCTTGGATTCATTTTACTCTCCCAAAAATTCCAAGAACTGATCTCTTGTTTTTGTTCCATTCATACGGGATACTTCTCTTCCATCTTCAATAAGTATATATGTTGGAACTGATTTAATTCCAAACTTTTCTAAAAGATCTAACTCTGTATCTGCATCAATAAATAAAAAATCTATTAATCCTTCTCGCTTTAGTTCTTCAGCAACAGGCCTAGTTCTCTGACATGGGTTGCACCAATCAGCAGTAAAGTAAAGGACATGTCTCATTTTCCAGACTTCTTTCTAGCCTTTGCAAGCGCTCCAAAATCCTTAACCTTAGTATCTCCAAGATATCCCCATGCATAACCATCATTAATCATCATATCGTTAAGAGATATGGTGTTACCATCTACATATACCCAGCCTAAAATGCGACCATACTTTTCAGATGAATCCATTTTCTCAGTCTTGATCACAACAGACTTAGCATCCTTAAGAGACTTCTTTAAATACTCCTTAGCCTCTAGACCTAGAGCCTTCTCAGCAAGGTCCTTTGTGCGTGACTCAGGAGTGTCAATACCAGCCAGTCTAACACGGGATGCAAACAGGATATCAAACCCTAAATCAATAAGAACATCGATGGTATCTCCATCTACAACATTCTCTACTTTTCTTACATAGTATTCATACATTACTTTCTCCCCCATTTTATTTTATTCCAACCACGCTCATGGAAGTAATAAAGAATTGTTTTTGTAAATACCTCAAAACTTGCAATAGCACCTGCTGTTACTGGCTCTTTGGTTATGGCCCAAGATATAACAAAGGTATCTGCTGTTCCAATGACACGCCATGTAATTGCTTTTAGTGCTGATCTTTGTTTGGTTACATTCATGACGGCCACTCAATATTGTTTGGCTTAGTTATAAAGTTCCACACCTTAGATACCCATCTCTTTACGTTTTTGCGTAGCCGAAATAGCATGAATGTCTGCCCCCAAATCCACTTGTTCAATCTTATATCCTACATCACGACCATATACAATGTTGGTAATGTTAGGAAGTCTTAGTACTAATGCGCCATCCATAAATTCATCCTTAGCAATATACTCTTTTACCTGATCAAACTTAAGTGGATCCTTTTCGCTTGTATTATATGTATTACGGACTCCAAGTAGTACTTGGTCTGTTCTCTTCCCCGCTTCTTTGTAAAGAGCGTGGTGGCCTTCGTGCCATGGCTGATACCTACCCAGCATAAGAGTTGTAGGTGCAGACCAATCGTGTAGCCCAAACTTATCAATGATATGGGATGCCTTTGCTTCTGCATCTAGATTGTGACCAACAAATGATACATCAAACTCTGTTGGTCTTTCAAACATCTTGTTTGTGTCCTCAAAGCGACCCTCCGCAATTGTGTCCATAAAGACCAGAATATCTGGCTTTCCAAATGCTGCACGAGTTAGGTCTGTTGGACAAACAAAATCCACAATTACTGGCGCTACACCCTGCTTAGAGATAAGTCTTGCCATCTCACCCATACGACGAGCCTGCTCAAGTCTATCTTCTGGGGCAAACCCTAAGTCTGAATTGACTGTTGCACGGACTTCATCTGCATTAAGATGAATGGCATTAATACGCTCTTTTAGGGCCTTTGCTAGTTCTGTTTTACCAGAACCAGGTAGGCCAATAATCTGAATAATCATTAGTAGTCTTTACCCTTTGCCTTGTTTTCAACAAGTTTTTCTCGCTCATCAATGATACTGATCATAAAAGACATCATGCTATTGTAGCCATCTGGGATTGCCATAATCTTGTTATAGTGATGTCCACAGAACAAGAGATCCCCACTGATACCCGTTACTTTAACTAAGGCTTCAGCGCTGCATCTATCACAACGGTCATGTGGAGATAGTTGCCAATCTTGCTTAACCTCATCTTTAATCATTGTAAACATTATACTACTTCTTTCTGTTGTCGGTGGAATAAAATCCAGAACCATTAAAAACGGCTCCTACATTAGAGTATACACGAACTAAAGGCTTATTGCAAGTCTCACACTCATACCCTGGATCTTCTTCAGAAATACCACGAGTTTTTAAATATCTCGTAGCACAAACCATACAATCATATTCATATGCTGGCATAATGTTACTTTTTCTTTTTAAGTTGCCAAATTGGAAGGTTAATCTTAGTATCTTCTAGTTTGTAGCCAAGAATAGAAACAAATAGTCTAATAATTTTAATTCTCATTACTTTACCTTATTTCCAAACTTTGCCCACACTCTTTCGTGAAGAAAATATCCAAGTGCTTCCCAACCGATATAAATAAGAGCACCAAGACTAGCATACTCCCACTCACCAGTAAATAAATAAATCACACCAGCAACTCCAACAAGGTGAAATGTTTCCCAACTTGCTGTCTTTAGTAAAGTTCTTCTAGTTGATTCCATTATAGAGCCACAGAACCCTTTCCTCCGCCACCTGATGACTTCTTTACAGCAGGCTTTGCAGGTGTTGATGCTACCTTGTTTAGCAACGGAGCATTTTCTTCTCCAGTATAAACTGGACGACCCCAACCAACTACAGCATTAACCAACTTCTTCTTATTGTTCTTTACATAGCCACGAGTCTTCTCAACGCACATTCCTCCGTTGCGCTGATCTCCCTTTGCAGTTCCTGATGTATTTCCTTCAACAACTTGGATAGTTCCATCGCCATTGTTCTTAATGCAAAGACCAACATGTGAAATACGATTTACACCGTCTTCTGGGAAATCAAAATAGATCCAGTCTCCTGGCATTGGATCATCGTTACGAGCATCTGACCAACGGCCTTCCTTCTTGAACTGATCTGACGCTGCTACTGTTGATGCAGACTTTGGAAACTTTGAAACTCCCGCAGTAAATGCACACCAAGAAACGAATGATTGGCACCATGGTTGGAAGTTAACCTTCATCCATGCACCATACTTTGTTTCGTTATCCTTAGGACCCTCAATGGTTCCTAGTTCTTTCTTTGCAACCGCAATGATTGCTTCTACAGATCCCTTTGCTGGCTTACTAGATCCTCCTGATATTGCTTCTTTCATTACATTATCTCCTTTTCATTTTTAAATGTCATATGACTCATATCATGAACTTCTTCAAAACTTACTTTTAATGCTTGCTTAGCAAGTTTTTTATAAGCAATACAAAGTTCTTCATATTTCTTATACATAAAGTTAAGTTCTGATAAAAGTTCTTCTTCTCTATTTCTCATTACTCTGTCCCATCTGTATATATCTTGTTACTCATATTATGATACCAGTTAGGAAGGGCATATCTTGTTCCCTTTGTCACTGCAGCAACTTCATGAACATATACAAACATTGATGGGAAAAAGATGGCACTGCCAGCACCTGGCTTGACTGTAACCCCATTCCCTACGTATGGAAATGTTATCTCTCCTCCATCAAAATCATCATTTAGATATAGGACAACTGATAGCGTTCTACTGCTACTGCCATGGTCAGTATGCGCTGGCAAATACCCTGCTGTCTCATACTTTAATATACTCATGTTATCCTCTTTGCCCTTTAAGTTTCTAGATGCATATGGGTAAATTTCTGTTGAATAGTGCTTAAAACTAGAATCAAGTGCGCTGAATAGTCTATCGGATATTGATGAGTATTCTGCATAGTACATATCTTTTTCATTCATATCTTCTGTTCTTGGAAGCCAACGCTGTTTGCAAAAATGAAGAGTCATTGTTCCATTGTCATGATCCCAGTTGTGCCAAGGCTTTACAAAACTTTCTGCAGCGCCTGGTACTCCATTTTTAATATCGTTTTCTATCCTATTATTTAGTTCTTCTATATCTGAAATAATTTGATATGGATCTTCAATAAGATTTTTATAAAAAACTAAACCATCTCCTAATTTTTCATATGTAAACATTATTTTCCAACTTTCTTCTCTACATTGAACATTCTCTTGTCGTCTTCAGTTAATTGTGAGTCATCTCCAAAAACTGGCTCTGGCAATCCATCAACACTCTTTACATGATCTACATATAGTTCTTGCCAAATGTGAAGTCTTTGCTTTTGAAAATCAAGGAAGTCTTTATCTTGTATGTACTCGTTGCCATAAAGATTTTTCCAATGATCCTTTCTAATTAAATGAAAGAATAAAACCTTATAGTTCTCTTCTGGATTATCCGAATTCCATGCTGGCCTGTAATGAAAGTCTAGTTCTGGTTGAACAATAATTGCATCATTTGGCTTTGTTATAAATTCTTTATCGTGTGCAATAAAACCCCAGTCACGATTTCCACCAATATGAAGATCAACCATATAGCATCCTGGAGACCAGTCTAGGTGAACTTGCAAAAATGGCTTACGGCCTTCTGCTGTTATTTGGTGATGTGCGTATAGATAATAGCCTAACTCCACATCTTTTGTTCCTAGCAAGTCTTGTGTTCTTTTGATAGCCTTATCAAAGAAATGTTGCGGAATAGTGATTGCATCTTCCCATTTATTCATTTGCTTTGTATATGCAATATCCTTGACATCTTTAGACTCTAGTATACCCTTTAATTCTTCAAAATCATTTTTATCAAAGAAGTTTTCTACTAGAAATGGATCAAAGAATAAAACATTCTTTCTAAACATTTCTTCAAATTTGAGGTAATGATCTCTACTACAAAATTTCCAGTCGATCATGCTCTCATCTGGATGATTTTCCAGCATTGCAAATGTTGTATCTCTAAAATTTACCATAATTAGTCCAAGTCTGGATCTACATGTTCGAGTTGAGTTGTGTGCATATAAAGCAGAGTAGATCGTTCTCCACTTTCAACTGGTGTAATTCCGTGCTTCCAATCGCTGCCATCGCTAATAAAGAATACTCCAGAATATTTTTTTGGAACATACTCAAAGTTTTTTGCAGGGAAAAATATTGTTCCACCCTCAAAATTATCATTCAAATATATAACTGTGCTGTACTCAATAAATGGTTCTGGGTCTTGGTCATCAACATGAACCAAGCCATATCCCCCTGGGCTCCATGTAGATCCAAAACACTTGAATGTTTTTATTTCATTTGGCTCTTCTGGATTTAGTTTTTGCAATAACTCATTTGACTTTAGAGCATATTTTTTTTGTATTGCTAAAACCCGACTGTTGTATGGATATCCCGTTCCACCAAACCTAGTTTTATAATATTCTGGATAAGGATTTACCTCAGATGGTGTAGACATTTCTTCTAATAGTATCGCTGCATCTTCTGCAGATATAAAATCTTCAACAACTACTGGAACTGTAAGCATTTTTTTCCTCCTAACATATTATACCACTACTCTATACTTCGTACATTGCTGATAAATCTTGTTTCATTCATCTCGTCGAGATCCATAGCGGTGTTATACGATGTGTCATCATGAGAAAATGGAAGCCATGACAGTTTGCTAAAATCAAAGCCTGTCAAACTATATAGTTTATCTACACATGAAAGACCATCAAAAAAGGCATTGGACTCTTTAACAAATAGACTTGTCACTAGGTCATAGTTATGCTTTAAAGAAAAAGGAACATAGTCTACTCCACTAATGCCACTATCAAGTCTACGGCACCATGCGCTGGCAATTGCAAAAATAGGAACATCTTTACTGCAAGCATACATTGAATAAACTTCTTCTAATCCATAATGCTTTAGTCTAGACAAGTTTGGAAAATCTTTAAACATTTCAGTTGTCATAAAAATAAAATCTTGAGATATCCAATTAGTCATGGTTGTTGTGTTAAGTGCTGCTTTAAAATAGTTAGGATAAAACTTATATTGTGGAACAAAATTTATTAAAGCATTTCCACTAAGTACGCAAGGTCTTCCTCCATGCCCCATAACCAATTCTAAATCCCAATTTTTTTCAAACATGATTGCACCATCAATATACATAAAATAGTCTTTGTCACATTCTAATAAAGAATTGTTTAGATATGTAAAGGGAGACTCTAGAGAGTCCCAGTAAACATGGCTATATGATACATCTGGAAACTTTTCTTCTCTATCTATGTTAACCTGGTCATACACTGAAACTACTATATTGTGATGACCACTCTGATTATTAATTAATGAAGATACTGCTTCTGGAAGTTCTTTACTTTTGTATCCATACACATGTACAAATATGCTCTTCATTTTATAGTAACGGAATCCAGTGTTGCTCAATAGTACCTGGATTATCAATCAAAGACTGAAGAGGCTCAATGTCGTATGCAAGTGTGATTCTTGCTCCATTCCAGTTCCAGTCTCCCATGGCATGAGGATGACCCATTTCAGAAATAACTAGCCTATTATTTTTATTAACATTATCTACAACCCTACTAGTTCCATCATTAATTTGGTAATGAGTTATAGATGGCTCTGCTGCGATGCAATAGTATCCATGAAAATGTGGAGCAAATGGTCCGCCATGATCATGCCAGTTTAACTTACCAACCTCTGAGTGATTTATGTTAAACCATCCCTGGACCATATACTTTTGTTCTTCAAAATTAATTCCATAATATTCACAGGCTTCACGAGTTGCTTCTGAAATTCCTTTAAAAACATTATAGATTTCATTATTTGAAAACTGAAAAACATTGTACTCTCTCCACTTAACAGTAGAAAGACTTCCAGATTCTACCCACGCTTCTTCCTGTCCTAATTCATCTACACCACGCAGTTTTGCTGATTGGATTAATTCATATTTTTCTGTTAAGAATTTTGAAAGTTTATCCAGGTCATTGTCTAGGTAGCGCTCAAAAAATTTATGAGGCTTAGTTGAAACCTGAACTGTCTTGCTTGCTATCATTTTTTCCCCTTTGTTATATAACTATTATACTACAGATCTCTTTTGGTGTATTGCTTTTTGCGCCAGGCAAATTTTCTATAATGTGCAGTAATGTGAGACCTTCTGTTTTCAGATAGTAGTTCATGCTTGTCTAACATTTCCTGTGATTGATCAATGACCAGGTTCCAATTATCTCTCTTGATTGGAATCATCTGAGCAATTGGAGTTCCCTTTGGTATTACCCCTTCAAAATTTCTTTTAATAAACAGCGGAAGGAAAGCAGGCAACCCCCATATATCAGAGTCAACAATACCAGATGGAGTCCAGAAAGGCAGGTCTGGTCTGTTTAGTGGCATTGTCATTAGTAAAGAGTAGTCTGGTGGAGTTTCATAAAACCAATTCATTTTAACACCAAAATGTATTGGATGAACATCATCGGGTATAGCCATATCTACATATGGCCTTTTGTCAATAAGCATTAGGTCAGAGTCCCAAGATAGTCTTGGCTTACCACTCTTAGAAAGTTCTACTGTAAGATTTCCCTCTAGACAATACATGTACCCAAGAGACATTGCGTCCTGAAATGGCAGACACAGTTTTGTAGAAACATTAGATCCGTCTCCACCCCTATCATTAATTGGATCGAGATTTTCTAAATCATTTGAAACATAGTGCTTTGCAAGATCACGATACCATTGAGGTATTTTTTTATATGCAGGCTCTGGTGGTAAATAGTCTGGGTGATTTCCAGCAACAAAAATAATATCAATTTCTTTATCTGTATTGCTCATTTATTTTTTCCAAGTCTTTGTCGTTTAGATTTAGCGTTATGTCATACATTGGTGTTCCTATTTCAATTATACCATAATTAGAATTTTTCATATGAGCACCGAACCTTTTTATCTTAAAGTCAATAAAAGGCACATCTATAAAATCTAAAATAATATCATTTTCTTTTGTATTAATTATTGATTTCTCAGAATAAAAGCAGTCTCCTGCTGGACTAATCTCTATCATAGAATTCAGATCTATTATCCATGGCATATAAAATTTATATGTTGGCTCGAAAGAATCTGGGTCGTCAATTTTATTTTCAGATGGATAGAACTGTCTTTGGTGACACTTATCTAAGGCATAAAGATCGTCACTTTTTATATCTACCCAAATTTCAGCATGGGTTTTTTGTCTAAGTTTTACAGTATTATTGTTTATTGACAATATTTCTGGTCTTGGGTATAGATTTGACACATATCTATTGACTGGTTTTACTATACTATTTCTATATTTTTCTTCAATTAGAGAGTATTTTGACCATTTTGCTGGGACCCTTGATCCCGTAAGTATTTGACTAAAAGAAAGTTCAGAACTATTTAGCCAAAATTCACTTCCACGCATTCCATTTTTAACCTCAATCATTATTTACGCATAACGATCTCATTAAAACTATCTTCTTGGTACTCATATCCACCATGGTTTGGTTCTTCTAAAAATTCCGCACCGTATTCTCTTACATCAAATCCGTGGAAGAATGGCAGTGTGTATCTTCCGACACTACCCTCATTAGGGAAAATGCTAGTGACTTGGTGCATATAAAATGATGGGAACATGCAGAGACTTCCTGCAGAAGGTTTAAACCCATAGTCAAAGTCTTCAAAATATAGTTCTCCTCCATCAAAATCATCAGTTAGATAAACCAAAGAACTAATTGGTAGCCCTAGCCTTAACTTGTCATCTTCTGTTGGCATGCCTTCGTGACCATCTCTATGTCCTTGTAGGCCACCGCTAGTCCATCTAACTATTTCAATATCTCTTTTCCAGTTTAGCCTGGTCACCCTTAGTTCATGGGATGCAGCGTATTCTCCAATAATAAAGGTATATGCTTTTTTTTCTAACTCTATCATTAAGTCTTTAACTTCTTTATCTTTTATGCCAACAAAGGGAAACACTATTCTTCCATACTGATCTATCACATCTGAATACTTATCTTTGGATGCTATCTTTTCTGCATAAGATATAATTAAATCTGCTTCATCTTTAGTTACAAAATTTTTCTTTTCATGAATTTTACTTACATCCCAATTAAACATTTTTCACATCCTTTTCTTTATATATTGAGGAAAACGCATCAAAAAATCTATCAGCAATTAGTTTATGATATCCAATTCCTGGATGATTTCTATCTCTTGCCATATACCAATATGGGTCATTTTCTGTATTTTCTTCAATAGTGTATGATTCACGACTTGGTACATCTATATAATTATTAAAGCCAAGTTCTTCTGACATCTTTTTATAATCTTCAGACCATGTGGACCAAATAAGGTCTATACCTAAGGCCCTACAAACAAATTCTAAATTATGAATGTAGTCTGTTGCAAATAAAATACTTTCTTCAATCACATAACTTTCCATAAAATGTTTTACTCCATTATTTTTTTTGTAATTTTCATGGTGTGGTTGAGTTATGGTTACCTTAATAAAACTTCTGCTATTATTTTGATCTTGATACTTTATTGTTCTTTCAAACCCTGGGAATAATACAAAAAGATAATCTGGCTTTCCATATTTTTCTATATAGATTCTTAGGTTTTTGCAAATTTGAAAAACATTACTACCACCAAGGGCTATGTTTCTATGCTCTACATTTTTATTTGAAACTTTTGATATCATCTTTATAACTTTTGCTGGCCATGCATAGTCCGATGGTAGGCCTGCACCATGAGTAAATGAACAACCAGAAAATAAAATATTTAAATTTTCGCCACTAAGTTTTTCAAAATGCTTCGTCCTAAATCCATCGAGATTAATCTTATAATCAAAGTATGGTCCGTCAGAAATAACTTCATGGTCGTAGAGTCTAAACTTTACCATATAGTCATCTTCATCAATTTTTATGGATTGCTCTAGATCAGAATTTACTTTACTGAAATTTTCTCCAGTTTGGTATTCAATCTCTCTCCTATCCAAAGCACTATCAAGTAGGGAAAAATTATCAGACAAAAGTTCATCCTTGATAAATCTAAAAGATGAATAATCGTAGAGTGAGTTTGGGTTAATAGATGAAATCTTCTTTTCCTGCTTTCTTGTATATTTTCCTGTAGCGCACTCTAAAGTACACCATCCTAAGCCTATTTATTATTTTTTGCATAATCTATTATAGCATTAATTAGATTAGTTGACCATACCTTATGAGCGTTTAGCCCTTGGTGACCATCTCTTTTAATGACCTCGTTTTGCTTATATTCAAAAAATTCAGGGTGATAATTAAATTCAATAAAGTTTTTAGAAAAGTTTAATTCTGACAATACAGAGTTTTCTAATCTACTCCATGTGCTCCAAAATAATTTTATTTGATTTATTCTACAATATTCTTCAAACATATTTATATATAAAATAAAATCTATCATTGAGTCCATATATAGTTTTCTGTTTTCTTTTATTTCTAAATGATTAAGATCTTTCCATTCAATTGTATAAGAGTTTTCGCTATCCAACCACTTAAAAACTCTTGCAACATCTGGGAAAAGTACTACGAAGGCATCTGGCTTTCCAAATTCTTTAACATAAAGCAAACAGTTCATTATTATTTTTTGAAATCCAAAGTTGTCAATAGATAGATTATAGAATCCGTCCAGACTTAGTTCATCCTTAATAGCATTATACGTCATTCCAGTCCAACTATCTTCTATGTTGCCACCAATTCCCTCACCTTCAGAGCACCCAGCAAAAACAAACCTATTTTTTTTACTATCTGTTTTTTTTACAAAATCGTCTGACCTAAAACCCAGACTGTTGTAATGATAGGAAACAGAGCCATCATCTTCTGGAACTGGGATGTTGTTCATTTTAAACATAGGAAATTCTTTTGGATGAATTGCAAATGTAGCGTTATGGTGCTCTGAACCTTCAAGGTCAGAGAAAAAGAGAGAGTTACTATTTGTATTGAGTATTGCTTTTACTATAGAGTCTTTATCCATTTTCTGATCCTATAATCTTTGTTCCATATGTTTTTTCCCATAGTTCAATATCTTTTTTATCATTCAGCAACGGCTGCCCTTTAATATTTAAACTTGTGTTTAGTAGTATAGGTACACCTGTTTGTAGGTAAAACTTATTAATTGCCCGATATAGACCTGGGTGCTGTTCTCTTGTTACAGTTTGTACTCTTGAAGTTCCATCTTGATGAACCACAGAAGGTATTTTTTCTGGCTTTAAACATTTAACTGTGTACTGCATATAAGGGCTTTCAAAGTCCATATCAAACCACTTGTGTGCATGGTCAGCCAATACAACTGGTGCAAAAGGTCTAAACAGTTCTCTTTGCTTAATTCTATTAACCTTATCCTTGATATTAGGATCTCTTGGATCAGCGAGGATTGACCTATTCCCTAATGCTCTTGGACCATACTCTGCTCTTCCTGATGCTACTGCTACGATTCCGTCTTTTAGTATACCGTCCACAATTTGCTGAACAGGATACTCTCCTCCAAGATCATAACCAAGATATGGGGTCTTCCACCCAAGGTGTTTTCCATACAGTGCTGCTGCTGCACCCAAAGAACTGCCAGCATCTCCTGGATTAGGCATAATCCAAATCATGTCAAAGATATTCCAAAGTAGCGTATTTGCTGATGAGTTAAGTGCACAACCACCCATAAATACCAAATTCTTTTTACCAGTAATGGAATAGGCCATATGCATAAAATCATTTAGCCTTTGTTGATAGACAACCTGAACTGCTGCAGCAATATCAAATCTGTCTTGCTCTGTAATCTCCATTCCCCAGTCATTGATTCCTTTATGAAAGTTGTACTTTTGGTTTGAATATGACGGGAAGTATTCATCGACCTCTTTATAATATCTTTTCCAGTCCCCGTAAGCAGCCATTCCCATCATAATATACTCTTCTTGGTTGGGCATTAAGCCTATTAACTGTGTAAAGGCAGAATAGAATAGACCGAAACTTACTGGATAGTTTTGCTTATACTTTAATTTTATTTTATCTCCCTCTCCAACCCAAATGGTTGAAGTGTTATATTCTCCTATTGCATCTAGTACAACAATAACGGCATTGTCGAAGGCGCTTGTATAGTATCCTGCTGCTGCATGAGAATAGTGATGACTAAAAGATTTTCTTGGTATTCCATCTATATTAAACCTTGGCTTCCATTCCCCAGATCCACCCCTTAAAGCCAGTCTGGAGGCCTTTAGGAGAGGCTTTTCATAATAGGCTATGTGATCTGGTCTACCATACTGTAAAGCATCTTTTATTAAACTATCATTCACATACCAATCATTTTTTTTCTTGCTGTATCTTTCTGCATGTCCAGCAAAAAGTATTTCTCCATCTTTGATTAAAGATACGGACGCATCGTGAGAGGTTTCGTTTATTCCAAGAATAATCATCAGTATATATACCTCTTTGGTTTTTTATTAAATCTTCTTAATCTATACTTTAAGATTATTTTTTTTATTATGCTCATTGTTCTACCCTATCTAAAAAATGTTTTGCAAAATACATACTGGTGATAACTCCTGGATGCACAGAGTCTGCAGCGCTAACTAAAAAGTCTTTATCGTATCCGTCTAAATCATCTTTATTAAGGCTCATTAGAAAATCCTCTTCTCTTTCAAGGTCCATATTACCATAGTTTGAAAACCCTAAAGTAGAAAATATGTGACTTGTTTCATCATCCCAAGAGGATGTATATAGTTTTATTCCTAATTGACTGCAGAATATCTCAAAAGATCTATAGTACGCTTGGCAAGAATATATCATGGAGTGCTCAGACATAGTGCTAGAACTATCTAAATCATTTTGGTGGCGCATTTTAATAACAAACAAATCTCCATCTGTAGTTGGCCAATTTGTTCTAAATAAGTCTGGAAGCAATAAGAATATGTAATCTGGTTTTCCAAATAAATTAATGTATTTATAAATATTATCGATTATTTTTTGCACACTTCCTCCTGGATAGGAAAGCGTGAATGGTTTAGATGTGTCAAACTTTTTTGACATGCCTTTGTGTACGTGGTACTGCCATGAATAACCTTCTGGTAGATACTCACCAAATGCCATTGAGCAACCAGCGTACAAAATATTTGTTTTGCTTTTGTCTAATACATCAAAGTCTTCAGATCTATGGCCAAAATTATTCATCCTATATTTTATTTTTGGTATAGTTTTTTTGTTAATCTTATTAATTCTTTCTTTAAAAACATCAGTCACGCTGTACTCTTTATTAAAAGATATGTTTTGCAAAGAAGGCTCTATAGTGTTTGAAAACTCAACCTTTGTGAAAAGTTCTTTATTATTGTAGAAATATTCTGGATTTCTTATTAGGTTTATTTTTTTACTCCTAACTTTTTAACTATTTTTTTATTTTTGGCTGCTATTTTTTTGACAATAACTTTGGGCTTAGTAGAAACTGAATTTGCTGCAACAACAGCAGTAGTTGTTTCTTCTATTTTTGTAGACTTTATAGGTTCTAAAATTAAAGGATTTGCCAATAAAAATTCTTTTGCTTGATCTATCAGATATAAATGATGATGGATTAGAGCATTTCTTGCTAAAGAAATTGGTTGACTATCTGATGAACAGAATGGCTTATTTGATGAAACTGTTGCTCCTAAATAGTATACATAATCATTATCAAAAACATAGGAAGGTCCTCCAGAGTCTCCACTACATACTTCAGATAAATTATTTATTGAATAAAACTCAGTATATCCATCATGCCCGTTCATATACGCAGGAGGATTTTTAACAAACCTAAATGCTGCACGAGATGGAGTAGAGCCATAAGAATATCTATCTATTAATCCATGCCCATAAAAATAAACAATGCTTTCTGACTCTGTAAACCTTTTGATATCCTCATAAGATGCTATCTTGATATTATTTTTTATTGGCATATCTTTATCAACAACAATTGCCATAATGTCATTTTCTCTGTTATTAACATAGTCTTTGATTGGAACAAAACTTGATATTACCCTATACATAACTTTATTATTTTTGCCTTCTTCATAAAAACTAATCAAAGTTGAACCAGTTTTGACTGAGCAATGTTGTGCTAAGATCAAGATTCTTGTAGAGATTGGTGCTGCAGAGCAGCCAGAGTCTGTTTTTGCAACAAGAGTGTTATCTGATACATCCTCTCCTTTATATATTGCATTTGCAGAAGGTGTAATAAAAGTAAAGAATAGCAATATCGATATAAATTTTTTCATATTACTCCTGTGATAACGATCCAAAGCCCATAGATACGGCGCATCTAGGTGAGTTTGCAGACACTTCGTGCCAACGACTTGGTGGACAATAAATTATATCTCCTTGGTTAAGTGTCTCTACAATGTCTATATCTGTTTCATTTTTGTAAATTGTCCATGTACTGCTACCTTGTAGTTGCCAAAAAATAACATGCTCAGGTTCATGGTGCTTTCCACCATAAGATCCTTCTTGTGTTGTAAGACTTATGTATATCTGATGAGCATAATCTTCTTCATCTAAATCTTCAAAGTGAGGAGATTTGGCAAAAACAGAATATAGTTTATCTACAAGTAGTCTAACTTCTGGAATTCTGGTTGCTTCAATAAGTCTAAATCCATAGTCTTTATAAATTTTACTTCCAATTTGACCACCATTTAATACATCATAATTTAATAATTCAAGAACTGTTTGCCAAGAAACATCTGGAAAATTAGAGCCACGAATAACAAAAGGGGTATTGTTTTTAAACTTACTTATGTTTTGATCATTAATTAAAGTACTAAACACCTTGTCTCCTTTAAATCATTAGTCTGACTACATGGCAACACGGATCTCCACCGTCTTCCCACTCTTGTACTTCGTCTTCACCCATGAATTCATATCCACCATCATGTGTATTGCAGTATGGATCTGATATCCATCCTCTTTCAATACCGTTTCTTAGCCAGATACCAAATTCTGCGTCTTCTGTCTCGTCTTCTGTATGCATATTTAAAGTATACTCCTAAAGACTGACAATGTCAACTGGGCCCATACAGGATGGGTTAAATTTAATTGCAGCGTTTACTGCTTGTGCTACTCTGTTCCTTGCATTTTTTTGTTTGTCTGTTGCGTACAGAACTCCATAAGCGTACTCTGCTCCTGAGCCCATTGCAAGATATGGAAGTGTGTACTTAGATAAAGACATGTCAGCAGAACTATGCTCATAGATTTCTCCACGAACCGCAATGATCAAACCAAGATCTCCATCTTTAGATGTGTCAACCCAGAACTCATTATAAAATTCTTTAAGTTCTTTAATAAACTTAGTTTGCATAAACTTGTCTGTGTCTTTAATATTAGGTGCTGTTGGCTTAAAGTTATAACGGATTCTTTCTCCGTCCATTGCCCCCGCATACCCAATAAGATATGGACCTATCTTCCAAACCTTTGGTGCATCAAGTGCTAAAATAGTTCCATCATCTGAAGCCCCACGGTCTCCAGCCATGTAGATCTTATCTTCATGTTTTACTACGGCAATACAAGTCATGGCAAAAGCCCTCTCCAGATAGGTGATACTTAAGTATACCATTGCCTAGAGAGGGCTGTCAAGCAAGGTCAATAATGACTAATTAGCCTTTTTGTCTACCGTTTTAAACGCATCATTGATCTCTGCCAATGTGAGTTTTCCATCGTCCAAAAAAGCCCTTGCCAGTCTTTCAATGACTGTTGCTACTCCTAATAGTCCTGCTAAGAATACTGCCTGAACTGTGTCAATTCCAACTACTGCTCCAGCACCAAGTACTGATAGACCAGATGCTGCAAAGACTGCGACAATACGCATAAGGATATTAGTGATTGCCTTTTGTGGGTGCTCCTTCTTAGGAGGCTCTACTACCTTTTTAGTTGCCATATTTAGTCCTCCTTTCTTAGCGGGATTGTGATAAGCCAGATTACTGTTGTTATTAGTACTGCAATACCAACAATGTCTCTTGCTGATCCCGTCAAAGTTAGCCATGCGATGAAGAAGCCAAGGAGAGTAAAGGCTTGTGCAATCACTTCCACCCCTGCATCTTTAAGCCATGTGAAGAATCCCTTCACAACCTTTTTGATTATTTTCATATTACCTCCTCATCCCAATCATTACATTTGCAATCTGTGAAACAATGATTACTGGGATAATGACTTCCTGGGCTTTTTCTCTCTGATCGTCTGTCATGTCCATACCCAACTCAGAGAAATTGGATAGGAGTTCTGTAACATCCACTGCAAATACTGCTCCAAGTGGGTCTGCTAAGAATGCTTCTGTTTGTACTTCTGTTACTGCATCTGCTAATGTAAATGGCATTGGTGTCTCCCCTGCAGTTTCTGCTCTGTCTGTGAACTCAACGAATGCTTCTGCAAGTGCTGGGTTAGACTTCATCTGCTCAGCAATCTGTGCAACTTCTGAAGCCTTGATACCAAGATCTTCTGCAACCTCTGCCTTTGCTTCTTGGGTTAATGCTCTAAGTGTTTGACTAACTGCTGTGATTTGTTCAGGGGATAGTTTAACTAACTTATTATCCTTGCTTGTAAGGTTGGCAATAACTCCAGATAAATCTTCTGAGGTTCCCGTTCCTTTTTCAGGAATCAGGGCTGCTAATACTTCATCTTTAATTTCTACATCTGGCTCAGCCCAAGGATTATCTTCTGGCTCTGGATCTGGTCCAGGTTCTGGGGAAGGCTCTGGAGTAGGCTCTTCAGTTGGGTCCACAACTGGCTCCTCAGATGGTTCTGGATCTGGTGTAACCTCTGGGGTAGGTTCAGGTGTAGGCTCATCTGTAGGGTCTACTGTAGGCTCTGGAGATGGCTCTGGTGTAGGTTCTTCAGTTGGTTCATCTGTTGGCTCTGGTGAAGGCTCTGGGCTTGGCTCATCTGTTGGCTCTTCAGTTGGTTCTGGAGAAGGTTCTGGTGTGGGTTCTGGGGTAGGCTGATTGGCTGCAGCATTGGCTGCTGCTTGAGCAATAGCAGCATTTAATTCTCTTTCTGATTGCTCATCATAGTAACGCCATGCGTTATCAATAGCACTGTCAACATTATTAATTGCTTGATTGTATGCACTAATTGCATTATTTTTATTCTGTAGTGCTGTTGCAACATTTAAAACTGAATTATCATATTCATTTATTTTATTGGTTAGTGTTTGATTGTAGCCATTAAGTGTTGAGACTGCTTGGTTATAAATATTTAATTTATCATTATATACATCTTGTGCTGAGTTCCTTGCAGCAAGTGCAGAGTTGTACGCATTTGTTTGCTCTTGTGTTGGACCTGATCCAGAAGAAAATGTATTTAAATTACAACTAAAGTTTTCTCCCCATACTCGTGGATCTCCAGCATAGTCACAACCTGCTCCAGTCATTCCACCAGGAATTGTCCACCCAAGATGATAAGAACCTGGGCCTCCTCCGTTATACCACCATATTTCTACATCCAAAGTTTTGTCTTCAGTTACATCGTATGTTGGAGACCATGCACTCCATCTAACTCCTTGCTCCACCCAGTTATTAACAGCAGGCTGTCCGTCAATATACATTCTAAATCCATCATCTGTATATCCTGCAAATGCTACTGTTGTGAACCATGATGGAACTGTTATCTGTCCAGCAAATTTAACTACAATATTTTCATATCTATTTCCACATATTGGAAGTTGCATATAGTTTGAGTTCCATGTGCCTGAGCAGATTACAGATCCAGGGACTGCTGAATTTCCACTCCTTAATAGATTGTAGACCGTATAAGAAAGCCCTTCTCCACCAGCACTATTCAATGCTTGTTGGGCTGTCTGTAGATTAATATTGGCTACACCAAGTGCATCATAGGCATTGTTCTTATTAGTTAAAGCAGTGGCTACTGTTACTGTTTGTCCATCTACTGCTGATTGGGCTAAGTCTTTTTCTTCAAGTGCCGTGGCTTTTGCGTCAAGAGCATCGTCATATAGGTCAGAGGTTTGAGTCTGGGTCTCTTTTGCAGATACGGCAAGATCATATTTATCTTCTGCTTCTTCAATTAATGATATAAACTCATCCTTATAGCCAAGATCTTCTATGCTGTTGTTAAGTTCTTGAATTTCTTGGGCTGCAACTGATAGTGGGTCGTCAGAGTGTGCACCTTCTGGGGATATAATAAGCCAGCCAAATGCTAGAAGTGTGGCTGCTAGTATGCGTATTAGTCTTTTAATTTACCTTTCCCCCTTGCAGACATTATGTCTGATAGGATGATTATACCATTTTATTGCACAAAAAAGGGGACTAGCACTCAGCCAATCCCCTTAGTTGTTGGATTAATTACTTAAGTAAAGTAACCTTAGCCTTTGGATTCTTTGCATTCCACTTCTTGGCAAGTGCATTGAATGATGTCTTAATTGCCTTAAGTGCAGCAGCATTATCTGCAGTCAACTTAGCAATTGTTGCATCCTTATCAAGGATAACCTTGTCAGAAGCAGCCTTTGCATCAGCAAGTGCCTTGTCTGAAGCAATCTTTGCATCAGCAAGTGCCTTAGCAGAAGCAGCCTTCTCAGCAGCAATTAGAGCAGCATGCTCTGCTGTTGCCTTAACAAGTGCAGCATCTGCAGCAGCCTTTGCAGCAAGTGCTGCATCCTTTGCTGCAACCTGTGCAGAAAGTTCTGATGCTAGATCACGAACTGTAATCTCTGCGAATGGTGCAAGTGTTGGAGCAGTCAAACCTGTTACAGCAGCAGCCACAGCATCTGAAGATGTTGTTGGAGCAAATGTAATAAGTGAGCGTGTGCCAGTTGTTGGAAGTGTTGCCTTAAATGTAGCAACTCCAAAATCTGAAAGTGTAGCACCAGTTGTTGCTGTTGCTGAATCTAGTGTTGCTGTAGCAGCAAACACTGTTGCAGTAATTGACTTACCAGATACCTTGTTTCCAAATGCATCTGTTGCAGTTACTGTGATGTCCTGCTTTGTTCCTGCAGCACCTGTTGCTGGTGCTGAAAGTGTAAGGTTATTAATCTTACCAGCAGTACCCTGTACATAGTATGTAAAAGTAGTTCCCTGATTGGTAACTGTTACTGTTCCAATTGCTGTGGTCTTTGTATATACCCAGAATGTTGCAGTTGTTCCTGTACCAGTTGCAATTGTCAAGGTTGAAGAACCTGAAGATGCTCCTACTGGTGCAGCAGATGTGTGTAGTGCAGACACGATTGTTGCGTTTGTTGCTACTACAGAAACTACTGTTCCTGTGTCAACAGTTGCGACGAACTTTAGTGCGTCAGCAGCGTCAACTGAGTTGTCTGCAGGGACTGGTAATGATGCAGGTGTTGAGATTGATGAAGCGGTTGTATTGGCCGTTCCAGCAAGTTCTACAGCGACTGACATTACAGCAGCACTTGCAGGTGATGCTACGATTGTGCCCAAAGTCATGGCTGCAACCATGGCTAGTGCGATTTTCTTAAATGAGTTCATTTAATTTATTCCTTTTCTTTTTATAGTAGATTTAATCTATCCAGATAATCTTTTACATCATCTGGCATAGGTTTATATTGTATCACACCGTCGTTTTTCATGTCAAATTCACTCTTAGATCTGTCTCTAAAAGTATGAATCTCTACTTCGGTGTTGTTATTTTTTGGAGTATGAGATATAGCCCCAAAAATAGCACCACACACAGCATCAGCCAAGTCCTTTGACTTTTTGCGTGGGTGGTCAACTCTGTCATTTTTCATAATCTTCAATTGTGTTAGTTCATCAAATAGGAGTTCGATTGCTGGCATCGCCAGTCTTTCTTCATATACAAGCATTGCCATATCTTCGTAGTGCTTCTTGGCAACAGAAACAGTATCAGTTCTCATTCCAACTTGCTGAAGTTCATTTTGAATATCAAACGATTGCCAACGGTCAAACGAAACCATTCCAATATCAAACCCAAGTCTTCTAAGGTTTTGGATCCACTGTTTTACTTCTGAAAGATTTACTGGACCCTCGATCTTTGGTTCCCACCATGCTACTGCATCTACTACTACAATAGGTGCTACCTGTTCGTAGTTGTTAATGACTTGTATGTTTACCCATTTTTCTACATGGGCAATAGCAACAGCACACTTATCGTGCTTTTGTGCAAGGTCAGCATGTACATAATACTTTTTATTTGGATCTGGTTTGAATGCTTCGTCAAACCTTCTAAAATTGTCTATTGGATTACGAAGAGTCATGCATGCTCTTACCTTTTCTGCTTGCTTAAAGAATGCATCTGAAGCAAAAGTTGGTACGCATGTAAAGCGCATCATGGCATCTCCAAGGTCTGTCATAAATGCAATCTTAAAATCATCAATACTTCTTGTTGGGTTTACTTCCCAGGTTGGTCTCTTTAGTGCAAACACTCCTGGATATTTGTATGAAATGATCTGATCTTCGTCCCAGGAAATTTGAAACTTATTACTTGGGTCTGTATCTGGAAGTAACGGATTGATTATAAATTCATGAGTTCTTTCTATTAATTCTTTTTCAGCAATAACTGCATCATATCTTTCTGAAATAAAGTCACCTGGATATCTAGGGAATGAAAGCAAAACAACTTTTCCAAGGTCAGGGAAACGAGAGTCTACTGATCCACGGAAAGCCTTGTAGATATTATCAGCAGTCTTTCCCTGCTCATTACCTGTTCCAACTTCAGATGCAAAACCAGAAATCTCATCAAGCACTGCAAGTAACAAGTTCAAACCCTCATGTGACTCACGCTCTGAGTGACCAGAGTAAACAGTAATTGATTTATCAAACTCAACAGAGTCAGCCTTTGCGTTATACTTTCCAGCAAACCATGGTGACTTTTCGATCTTTGTTTTAAAACCTTTAAAGAAAACATTCTTTGCTTGCTGTGCGTTAATAGCCACATTGATAAGGTCGATAGCATCTCCAGATGGCTTACCAAAATACTTTGCTGGGTCTTTTAGGCATAGAAGTTTATATACGATGTATGAGCATGCTACGGTTGATGTGAAGTCTTTTCCAGATCCCTTGCCAAGTTGTAGAATGATTTCGTTCTTTGTGTACTTTTCATAGTACCTTGAGCCTTTTTCTTCACCCATAATATCTATAAGATCCTCTTTACGATATATCTGGCTCATTGCCTCAACAATGTCATACTGAATATCTGACAAAGGTGGCTGACCCAAATAGGACGCTGACTCAACAAATGTTTTTGCGTCTACAGGAGTTTCTTCAAAGTTATTGTTTTTAAGTACTTCTAAGAACTCATTAAACTTCGTGGACAATTGTTATGACCTCATCATCCCTGGAGATTTTAGAAAGCCTACGCATAATCTCGTCACGGATCTCTGGGTGCTCTGTTGCTATATCTTTAAGAATATTAATCAGCACTTCTTGTCTGTGCTCAATCTCTATCATTTCTTCTGCAAGTTCTTTGTTTTCAAGCAAGCCAGCCTTTTGAAGCATGTCGATTCTTTTAGATTCAATATCCATAACAAGTTTAATTGCAGCAGTCTTTGCACTAAGATTATTTGTCATTGAAGCCTCATCAATAACTTCGTATGTTCGTGATACCAACTTGCTATAGTGTGTGTCTGCTGCTGCTAGTGCTTCTTTGGCACGAGCACGAATTGCATCGTTAGCAGAGGCCATAACCTTCCACTCATTAATAAGAGTCACAACTCTTTGTCTTGGAATATCAAGTTGTTTTGAAATTACTGTTGGGTCATTGCCCTTTAGGTATTCTTCTACTACCTGATTAACCTGATCAAGGTGCTTAACTAAATCTTCTTCAGTTGACATACTTGCCCTCTAGTCTATTAATTTCATCCTTGATATAAAAAATTGCCTTCTCTAAATCTTGAATTGTTTTTGCTTCATCCTTTAATCCTGCTCTCCAAAGATATTTGAACGCATTCCCAATATTAAAGTTGCGGTGTCTAGTAATTTCAATACACTCAATGCCAGATGGATCAGATGTGTAATGTCTTGGATTATTTACTTGGTCAACAGTTATGTTTAGGTTATCACTCATCATCTTCCTCCCAATCAAAAGTTTCTGGCATTCCTTTTAGTGTGAAGGTTGCATACGCAAGTCCCACTGCTGATACTAACGACAAGACAAACAGAACATACTTAATTTTTTTCATCGCTTTGATTTCCTTAATCCAAATTTAGCAAGGTATACGTAGATAGTTTCAACACTGGCTCCGCACTCCTTTGCAATCTCTTCTGGGGTCTTCTTGTCCATAAGATACCTCTTACGCATAAAGACTTCTGATGTATATAGTTTAGCAGCCATGGAGTTATTTGTCAAGCCCAATGGCTTTATCCCAATTTTTTATAGACCAATGACCAATGCCACAAGCATCTGCCACATCATTATCTGTTATATTTCTGTCATACTGTATATTGATAAAGTTAATTGTTCTTTGCTTTCTTAGATCTCTTTCATAGGACTTAAGCCATGAGTCTGACTTCCCTGGATTTTGTGATTTAATATATAGTTTCTCATCTTTGGATATCTTTTTGTTTCCAATAAAATTTTGCCAAGTGATTGGGGCTACTCTACCTATAACCTTAGTTCCAGACTGTCCTGCTGCTCCAAGAATAGCCCCTTGAACCAGTGCAAGATCTGCAGCAGTCTTAGGACTATTCATAAATACTGTATGCTCAATAACGATAGCCTCAAAACCTTCGTACATATCAAGAAACGCCTTTACTTTTTTACCAGCGTCCATAACCTTTTCATAGGTATTGCTTCCTTCAAAATTGATCTTTCCAACAGTGCCCAACGCTTTTTGTTGGGTATCAAACAAAGCAAAAGCAAGACTGTTTGTGCTTGCATCAATAGCACATATAGTCTTTGGCATCATCTCCATACCCCATTTATTCTTCACTGTTGCCCATACCCTTAATCTTTTTTAATGTTTTTAAAACAATTACAGGATTAACAAAACACTCTACGCATAGCGGTTCATCATTATATATTGATAAACTTTTTTGACAACCCTTGCATTTTCTTTCTTTACCAATTCTTTTTTGACGACGAAGCACCAGATATCGCTCTGCAATTTTTTCTTTAGTTGCTTGCTCTCTGCATTGAACAGAGCAATATATCTGGTAACTAACCTCTGTATTGAATTCTGAATCACACCATTTACAATGCTTCATCTTTCAATGGCTCCATAGATTTTAATTTAAATTCCCCCTTGCCAGCATCTGCACAGGCCTTTTTGATTGGGCATGACTTGCAAATCTTTGAATTGGATCTGTAGTTCTTTTCAGGAAGTGTTCTATCAACCCAAGCCTTTCTAACTGATCTCATCCAATCAAATGTCTGGTCTACCCATTTACGATAATAATCATTTACCTCAACAGGAAGAATTAGCAGTTCGTGATTGTTTTTATTTTCATAAATCAAAACTGCCTTAGGCTTCTTTAAAATTTTCATATATATGAGCAATTGAATTAGATGACCACTCTTTGGCTTCATATGTGCCTTTCGGTACTCAAAGCCTTCGTTCATCATTGTCTTAATTTCACCAAGGAGTTCTTCTCCTTGCCAGTTAACAATAACATCCCCATAACCAAAAATTGGTGGATCTGTATATGTAATCTTAAATTCTGAATCAACTAAGAAGTCTGGGACATTGCCCATAGCCTCTTGGATTCTTTCGTGAGACTTTGTTCCTGCAGTCATATTTGCTGCACTGTATGGTGTTGCGTCATCTTCAAACATCTGTCCATCAAAAGCAAGGTACCAGTATCTTGGACACTCGCCATGCCCGTAGGCAATTGTAGATGGAGCAAAAGTTTTCTTTTGAGTTTGTTTATCAATACGATTAACTGTATAGCCAGACTGAATTTTTTCAGTCAAGCCAGCAGTATCAATTGGATGGGCTGGTGGAACTTCTTGCTTTACCATAATTTGTTGCAGTAAACTTTTTGTCATGTTTTTCTCGTTTCTATTAGTATAAGTATAGCAGATTAGCGAGTTATATACTTGAGTGCAGAAACAAGATTGTTAATAGACTCTGCTGCAGTATAGTAAAGGTTTTTCTTTCCACGATCCGACTTGTCAACATTAGCCATCCATGTGGCTCTAAAGGCCATCTTTGCTGCTATTGCTTGTAGTCTTACAATCTCAATAGTTGCAACCTGTGTTGGAATATCTGGCTTAATAATAATCTTAGCAATAAAGGTTAGTGCCTGAGTGAGTTCTTCATCTTGCATGTAGTCTGCTATTTCTGCAAGACCATTAACCATATCGATAGTAGTATTTTCAGTTTGCACTAGAAGACTCCTCTTCACGACTTATTAAAACTTTTTGTTCCCATTCCTTTTCAAGAATTTTCATTTTTTCTTTATGGTCTTCAGAGATAAACTTGTTTGGACCATCCTTGCGCTCACAGTGACAGAATATAAGATCTACCACATCATCTTCTGATAACTCAGCGTCAGTTCTCCAATGTATCTGATCTGTTCCAGAAAATATTAGCCCATCATTATCTTTTAGCAAAAATTCTTTGCCCTCAACAACTAATGGCCAATCAATTGTGGACTTAACCTGAACATCTAAAGTTAGTTTATGAACATCAAAAGCATCATCAAAATGAGGATAAAGTTTTGGTTTATACCCAAACTTACTAGAGTATCGAGCAAACTGATAGTCAGTAAGAACCCATTCGTCTCCATAGTATTTTTGAACAATTTCTTCAAAGTGTTTTCTTAAGTCTTCTCCCAGACCAACTAGGTATGCCCTATGGCCAAGTCTTGTCTGAACTCTAGTGTTTTCTTCTGGAGTAGAATCAATAACACTATATATGTGATCTATCTGTTCTTGTGTCAATATATTCTTGATAATCATGTTTTCCATATTACTATTATACACCCTCCACTAGTTGTTCAAGTATGCTCATTTCAATTATTGCAAGTCTTACTTTTGTGTTGCCCTCGCCAATTACGACCACTATTGCTGGATCTTTACTATTCTTCATAGCATCTGTAGTAGCCTTCGCCCAAACCTCTTTATTTAAAGTAAAAGATTTTCCAACTTCTTTGAAGTCTACAACAAAGTTATTCCAAGAAGCATCACCCTTTTGAGTATTACGACCAGAGTTTTTGTGCTGCTTGGCACCTATTCTTTTAGACTCACTCTTCTCCGTCATCAAAATCCTTCTTTTTTCTTCTTCCTAAATACACTGTTGTCAAGTGCTTTTCTTTGCACATCCAAGTCAATGTCTTTGTTGCAGCATAACACCTTAGTGTTGGAACAATTGCCTTACAGGTATGACATGTCCATTGACCTTGATAGACTGTATACTTATCCATTTAGTTTATTCTTGATAGATTCTTGCAAGTCAAGGTCCTCTCTTACACGGTTTACAAATGCTTCTTTACCCTGGACTTTTGAACCATCAGGCAATATGTACCATGCACCTGTTCGTTCTACAATGCCATTCAACTCTGCGGTAGTAACCAGATCACCAATGGTATCAAGACCAATATCGTCACCTCTAAAATAAAAATCATACTCACCAGACTGGAACCCTGGAGAGGTTTTGGAGAACTGGAGTTCCCACTTAATAGTTCTACCA